CACCAATTTTAGGTTTTGCTGTTGATACATTTTTAGCATCTGCCATTTATGTTTTTCCTCCTAATAATGTCCAATATCAAATACCGCCTGATAGCGATATTGCTTGGTAGTTGTATCTGTATAGTTGTAATCACTATTTAGTTGCACTTTGTGGATGTCATCAAGAGTTATTAGACCCTCAACTGCATCTTTTACATGCTCGTTGAGTTGAGCAGTTTCTAGCATGGTCTTTCCGTAACTTTGAAAAGCAAAGGTAGCTGATAAGATGTGATTCCTTTTACCGCTTCCAGTTTTTTCAAATAAAACAAAACTTTCAGGCGGGTTGCCTGGTCTTTCCAAGTAAACAGGCACGTCAAGTTGACTTGCTAGATATTTTCTGATAACAATCTCAATCATCATCGCACCGCCTTTAACAATGTATTATTTTTGAGGTTGTCACGTTTTGCCTTGAACGATGTCGCTTTGACCATAGCATTAGCACGTGTTTTCCCGACGTAAGTGTCAGTCTCGTAGCCATCGCCACAACGTTGCTGAATTGCTGTTGCTTTCTCAGATAAGATAGCTTGCATTTCTGCTGATTTCAAAAGCTGACCGACACCTGAATAATTTAATTTAAATTTATTAGCCATACCTTTCACCATCACTTTCTTATTCCAATCAAGAGGTATCATTTTCTCAATACCTTCTAAAGGAACACCGAACGTCCGCCATCTTTGATTAAAGAATTTTACTTCCTTATCTTCCCAATCGTGAGTGTCACCTTTTGGTATAGCTAGTGTGTATACTGCTTTTTTACCAGTTAAGGACATTTGATTGACGATGTCGTCTGAAGACGTTGGGGCAACTAAGACATTATTTACCGAGATTTCAACATCATCATAGATAATAGCGCCAAAATCATCCTCGCCAGTCTGTACTCTGTTAACAAGCGTGATTGTGATGCCTTTTAGAAAATTAGCCATAAAAATCAATCACTCCATATCGTTGACGTCTTAGACCAAGGCGGTTTAGCTCGCTATTTTTGATAAATAGGCCTCCGCCTGGCACAAGGTAAGAGAAAGATTGAGAGTATCCCAATGCGCTTTCAGTACCTTGTGTTACTGGTTCTTGGTCAGTTGACGTCATAAGTGTTCTGGCGACAATATCAACCACGACTGACTTCACGACACTAAGAAAATATGGCGGACTTTCGCCCACCATAACATCTAAGTCCTTTCCTACCTTGTGCGCTTCCATGCGTAAAGAATCAGAAACAACTCCCAGTAATTTCCCAGCACGTTCAGTCTCCTCGGGTTTCAACGCTCGCCATAATGTTGTTAAGTCGTCAATACTTGCGAAACTTGCCATGTAATCACTCTCCTTGTGACAACATCAAGTCATACAATACACGCTTAGTAGATTTCTTGTCATACTCAATACCAAAAGCATCTAATTCTTGCATAATTTGAGCTTTAGTAATACTGTCGTATTTTTCATCACCAGTCGTTTCTTCCGAAACTTGCTCTACTTCCTTTTGAGTATCGTCGTCTGTACCTACAACAACTTTTTCTAGTTCATCCTCAAGCACCCAATCACCACCTGAGATTTTAAACTCTGTGTCGATTGTAGCTTTAGTTAATGTATTAAAGTATCTCATTTAATACCTCCTTATTAATCAGCTTCAGTTACCCGAGCGAATTTAGTAGCATCAAGGATGCCCCAACCAAGGAACAATTCAGCACGGATGTAGACTTGGTTATAACCTTTAAGGTCAAGACCTGAGTTGTCTGGGTCACCGTATTGGATAATTTCGAGTGGTACTTCTTTCGCGTAACCCCATTTAAAGCCGTTAGCAAAATCTCCGATGATGGCACGGTCATTTTGCGTCGACGACATATCAGATACTGTCTTATTGACATCTACTGGCAAGCCGTTGATAGTGTCAGGCGTTGCGCCCCATTTCAATTCAGGGAAAAGCGCATTTCCTTGCAAGTCTTTTTGTTTAGCAAGCGCTGAACGGAAAGACGGGTTGATTGCGATACCAGTCACATCAGCATCAACACCAGTTAGCAATTCAACTGCTGATTCAATAGCGCCATTGGCATCTGCAATACCTTTTGGAGCCTCTACATTTTGAGTGACTTTAGAGTCAAAGTTGTTTGTTCCGATAACAGCCGATGCTGTACCTGAACGCGGATTGACGCCGTGAAATGCCATTAAGTCAATACCGCGGGCAACTTTTTTAGCAAAACCATCATTGAATGCTTGCAAGATGTTAATTTTTTCTTCATCAGATGCATACATAAATTCATCTGAAATACGCGCACCATACTCAACTTTGATTGGCACCATTGTCTGTGGTGCAAGTGATACTCCACCGTGAGTTTTCTTACCACTTTCAGCAATTACATCAATTTCTGAATCCATTGTAAACGTGAAAACTTTTTCACCGTTGAACGGGATAGGTTTTTGAGCTGACAATCGTGCGATCGAGCTTTTACCAGTTACTTTGCTGATTAGGTCTGTGACCAATGTTGGGTCAAATAATGTTCCTTTGTTTAATACCATGTTTTATTCTCCTTCTGTTTTTAGTCCATCGACTAATTTACGATAAGCGCTATTTTCATCTTTTTGGATGTTTGGTTCAACATTTTTCAATGGCGCTGAGTGTGGTTTTGCGACAAATGACGACAGGCGTTCAGCATCAGCTTTGATACTTTCTTCATCATCTCCGACTAATCTGTCTGCTAGGTCATAAGGCAAACCATTCTGTAAAGCGATACGTGTACGTAAGTTAGCAGTTTCATAGCCTGCTACTTTTGATGTCAAATCGCTGATTTGTTTGGTGTAGTCTTCCTGACCAGCTTTTGATTGCTCGATAGTTGACTGTAAAGTACCAACTTGTGATTCCAAGTCTGCTTTAGATGTTTTGAGTTGGTCGTAATCTGCAAGCTGCTTTTCAAAACTTTCTTTTTGTCTCGACAAACGCTCGCTGATGATACGGTCAAATTCTTCCTGTGTTTCAATTGCTTTAAATGACATTTTATGTCTCCTTTTCCTGTTTTACCCGACAGTTCGGTAATAAAAATATATTAAAAACGACTAATTTCTTAGTCGTCTAATACCTAATTTGTTGTATAACTTTTGGCTTGCTATTATTACAAGCCCAATAAGCCAGTAATGCACTATCCATAAGTGATATATCCATATCATTAAACTGTGACTTATACCCAAATCCACCACCTGATCCAATATTCCGTTTCTCGCAGTTAGTGACAACTTTTGTGAGAGACGGTTGGTCTTTGTGACATATTGATTTTTGATAAATACCTTGTTCCCAAGACGTATTGGCATTGATGATTTCTTTGACTGTTGGCAAAATTGGCGTATTTAGTCTAAAATCTTTCATTTCTTGTGCTAAAAGACTTTGACCACTAGCGCCGTCAATTACAACGCTGTCATAATTCGCTGTTTTCAAGAAATTAATTATCCATTGATTGCCATCTCTGACAGACCTACAGTCAATAACTTCAACGAACACCTTACCTGACAGAGTTCTAACGGATATACTCATAGCTACATTAGTACCGTCAACACCAAACTTAATACCAACGTTCAGGTTACCTTTAAGCACTGGCAGGACGCTAACTTTCAAGCCTGCCCACTCTTTTTCCGAGATAGCAGACTTTTGGTTGTACTTAGGCCAATATCCAAGACGCTGAATGTTGTGGTCAAGTTCATCTTCGCCAAGCTCGGCTTCAATTTTACGCTCATTGAGGTGATAGCCCATCGAGGGGTTAGAATGATACCACGCGTCAACGTCGTTAATATCTTTCGTTTCCTCAACAGACCACTCAGCCCATCCAGCGTATTTTGATTGACCGAATAAGCACTTTTCACGATAGCTAGTGAATACCGTACCGCTTGACACCGGTGTTGGTGGCGTACCACACATTACCGTCATAGGATTATCACTATCAGTTACCGTGTATTTAAGTGCAGATTCTTGCTCGGTGGTGTACTCTTGCGCTTCATCAATGACAAGCAAGTCAAATCCTTCACCAAGACCACCGCTTGATGTACGTGTTCTGAATTGGATAACTCCACCAGATTCATAGAGTTCAATTCTTTCTTGGCCCTTACCTTTGATAGAGTTAAAATCTTCTCCGTCAACGTAACCAGCATCTTCAAGGTATTTTTTTAAAGCCTCAAACGATGCATGTGACGTGCTAATGCGGTGTGCCGTATGTAAGATTTTAAGGCCTTTTTCAAGCGCCCAAAATTCCAACATGTAGATGATTTCAGTCTTACCGTTTCGCCGTGGAATGGAGTAACCAAATTTTTGGTGAGTCCACAATCCGTCATCTTGAGTAGCCATTATGTCTTTCAACATATTTAACTGCCACTCGTAACAGTTGCGTCCAGTTTTTTGATACAGGTCTATTGCTTGTTGATATAGACTATCTTCGTATGGCAGTATTACCGATGTTGTCGGGAGTTGATTGCCAATTTTTTTATTTTCAGCCATTCAATCCCTTCCATTCTTGCATGATGACCCTATCGCTGGGAGATATCAGACCACCTACTCTCTCAAATTCAAAGTTTTGCGACGCTCAATTTCAGCTGTGTCTCTAATAACCTTAGTCCATACGTTTTGACGTTTTTTCTTATCCGGCTTATAATCAACAGTACACCGACAGCGTTCGTGTCGTCTATACACGTCCTCAGGCTCACTATGATACTCATAGCTTCCAGCTAAGTTACGACACCAAGCGCAAGCATCTCCGCCAAGTCGTCTAGTGATGACTGGTTTAAGACCTGCATCATAATGAAAATCGGCGTTAGCTTTTACAGCATCATCTACCACGCTTTGACAAAAATTAATAATAGGGTCGTCTAATATCCACTTGATTGCCTCAAAGTCGTCAGCATCTGCTAAACGGTCAATAATACCATCTATGCGAGATTGATTAATGTCTGGAGTTTTCGCTCTAATATTGATGCCTGCTGATTCGTTTAGTAAAGATTGAACCTCTGACGAAAAGTCAGATATTAGACTAAAGTTATTAGTCATGGTAGGGTTTAGGATGCGCTCAGCGATGTTATAGTACATTCTTCCGTCTGGTAGTACATCAGCAGTGATGTTGTTTCCAAAAACACTTGACAAAATACTACCAACTTCAATCGCAAAATCATTGACGGTCAAATAATCAGCTTTTCTACTTTTGAGCAATTTTAAGGATGTTTTTAATTTATCGCTCGCTAATGACTGAGCTGTAAAGTCTGATTGTATCTTCTCTAGTAATCTAGGTACAATATCGTCCATCATTCCGCCCCCTTGATACCTGTTATATCTCGCATGACCTCTTTATCGATATATCCATCAAGAGCTTGGTTAATTTTAAGAGCACCATCTCCAATAGCTGACAACGCGCTTGCATCAGCCTCGAACAATGGTTCCCATTTCGGCACAGTCTTGTTGAATTGATAACGCAAATACGGTGTATCATCTCGCAAACAAGCTGCGATATAAGCAACATTTAATAGACCTGAGCCTAATGATCGTTGCGCCTTACGACCTGCTAGTCGTAAATTCTCGTGACTCGCCTTAATCGCCTCAACGCTTGATGGATTTTCTGAGACAAATCCCAAATCGTCCAAAGTCAATCCAGTTTCGCCAGAAAATCCAGCCGCAGCAGTCCGCAACTGTTCCGTGAAAGGCGACATACTAGCTGTGGTGAATTGTCCAAGCGTTGGTTTATCGCCGTTATTGTCGCTCGTGAATTGTAGCATTGACGATACAGTAGCTTTCCAACTATCCATAGCCTCTGCATCTGAACTAATGCCGGTTACGTATTTTTGTGGGAATGAATAAAATTCAGCAGTGACATCTGCACGTTCAAGTGTACGTTTAGCGTATTTTTGCCAATACATGCCAGCACGAGTTATGCGAGAACGACCGAAAGGACGGACAGCATCAGGCCTGTGGATGACTGGGACTAACAACGGATATTCCACGTCATTAGTGATTGATATTACGTTGGAATCAGCTTTTGAATAGTAATCGGTACGACCTGCTGTAAAATGTGCCTCAAGCGTTGGATTGCCTAAATCGTCACGGTTAAGTACTGCGTAACCCTCGGTCAATAGACCTGTTATTGGGTCAATAATACCAGTTGCATTGTTAGCCTCGATAACTTGTAGTCGAACATTATCATCATCACCTTTTGAGACATAGACAAAAGCGCAAGATGTAACCAAAGCTGATAAAATGGCACTATCAAAAAAGATATCTGGGTTGTTATCCGCAAATATCTCATTTACATTGAAGTCATCATTAGCAAATTCTCGAAACACAAGTCGGTCAGCTAGAGCATCTACACCTTTAGTACACCAACCTAAAACCGACCTATATTTTTGTCTGATTTCTGGCGGTATTGTGATGCCAATTT